ATATTGTATAGTCTAAAACAATGATATTTTGCAACTTAGCGCGTGTATTTTATACCTTAAGTGATGGGAATTGAAGAGATGGGAGAGGTTTGTCCGACGAAAGCAAGACTGCAAAACGAGCGAAATATGAAGGTGATTGGAAGCAATGTGAAGAGGTTTCGTGAATTGAGCGGAAAATCACAGTTAGAAGTTGCTTTCTACATGGAAACCGAGCAAGGTTTGATCTCGTTACTGGAAACCGGAAAATATGCCAACACTTCCGTTTATACTTTAACCCGGCTAGCATTACTTTTTAACGTGCATATTTCCGATTTCTTTAAAGATGAAACGATTCCTAAGGCTTTACCCGTATAAGTTTGATGAGATAAAGCTATTCGTTTCGCTTGGTCAATCTTACGACGAATTAAACCGGTCGATTATTCAGGGCGGTGTAAGTCCGGTTGATGCCAAAGAAGCGGTTACAATGGGCAAGCGAGTGAATGTGCTAGGGCGAACCACATCAATGCCAGTTGACAAAATAATTGTTGTAAAGCTGAATTACTTCGATAATAACATTCGATCAATTGCAATTCTATCACATGAGCTTAACCACGCAGCACGTCGAATACTTGACATTTACGAAGCTGAATCAAACCGGAATCTATCGAATCGGGAGGAAGCCGAATGCTACCTTTCCGAACACCTTTTCGAATCGGCAATGATCGAACTAAAGCCGGATATTGATTATACCGAACAGAAACGGAACTTTGATTGGCTCGAAGAAATTACGCATAGTTTGGAATAGTTTTGTACTTTTGGTTAAAATGAATTGAGATGGAATCAAATTACGAAAACATGACGAACGAGGGAAAGATCGTTCACAATACGGAGATAACTAGAAAGTGCGTTGTATTCTTTACCGCGTTGATTGCGATTGGTTTGGGTATTTCCCTTATCTTTGGAATAATGGCAACCGGTATAATGAAAAACCTTTGATATGCTGAGCAGAGAGCAGAAATATGCTATAATCACTTGGGGTGTTATTTTGGTTGGATTGGTAACAGTTTTTATTTTGGTGTTGTAAATATGGATGGAACTAAGTTAACTCAGGATTTATTTGACAAAATATGTGAGGAAATAGCAACCTCATCTATGTCAACACGAAACGTATGTAAGGCTAACGGTATTGATGGAGCAACATTTTATAGGGCTATTTCGAAAGACGAAAATTGGCGCGACCAATACACGCGCGCGAAAGAAGATCAAACTGAATTTCTGGTTGATGAAATGCTTGAAATCGCTGACGATGGTTCAAACGATCTTATGACAATTGTGAAAGGCGATATTGAATATGAGCTAGAAAATAAAGAGGTTACCAATCGATCTAAGTTGCGCATAGACACTCGTAAATTTATAGCTGCCAAACTTAAGCCTAAGAAATATGGGGATAAACTGGATATTACTTCCAACGGTAATGAAATAAAATCAGTTCCGGTTGTACTTCCTGACGGCAAAACATACGAAGACCTTAAGAAAGAACTTAAACCTGAATAATGCAATACGGAGTTACCGAGGTATTCATAAAGCACGAATACTTTTCGAATCTTCGTGTTAAGTTGATGAGAGAGGAAAACGGCGAAACCGTACTATACTCTTACAACGGGGATTCTGTAACTCAAATTTGCGAGTATCCAACCGACCGTAAGCGTTACGAACTTAAACCTGGATTTCTTCAAATCGATCTTGACTCTAGTTTCTTCTACATATACGAAGACGGCGAATATAGCTTCTATCGCTACAAATACATTAAACACGTTGGTTCGTCACGATCCAGCAAATCATGGTCAATTGAAGAATCAATAATACGTGACTGCGAGCAAAATAATGCGTTCCGTGTTACCGTTTGGCGCGACACAAAGGCTTCGTTAGGTGAAACGGTGTGGAAGGATTTCAAAAAGCTATTTCCAGCTTCCGGTCGTTCGTATAAGTTCCCACAAGATACACGACCAATATTCTTTCCGAATGGATCGACAATTGAGCCGCAAGGGGACGACACTACGAATGCACACGGTCTAACTCAAAACAAAGCATGGCTGAATGAGCCTTACAAAATGAGTAAAGATACGTTCGACCAAATTGACCAGCGTGCAGATCAAATAATTTTAGACATTAACCCAACCGGCACGCATTGGAGTGACGAACTCGAAAAGCATCCACGTTGCAAGGTTATACACTCTACTTTTCAAGATAATCCATTTTGCCCGATTGAAATGAAGCTGAAAATACTTTCATACGATCCAGGCAACCCGGTAAACATTGAAAACGGAACAGCGGATAATTATAAATGGCAGGTTTACGGACTCGGGTTAAAAGCAGAGAAAGAAAACCGAGTGTTCCGAGGCTGGAAGAAAATAACCCGCGCTGAGTATGACGCGTTGGATGTGCCGGAAATAATCGGTTGCGACTGGGGGAAGAATCATAATTGGGGAATTATCTCTGCGAAGTTTTACGATGGCGTATTGTATCTCCGGGAACTTAACTACGCTTCTGAAACCGATATAATGAAGTCGTTGCCGTTGAATGTTCTGCAGGATTTAAAGTCTCAGGAAAAGGAAGGCGAGAACCTTGGTATCGTTTCGTATATGTTCTCAAAGCTTGGGATCAATAAAAAGCAGACAATCATATGCGACAACAACCGACCTTTGAAAATTGCCATGCTTCGTCGTTGTGGTTGGGAATATGCTTACCCGGCCCAGAAAGGACAGGGCAGTATAAAAGATGGGGTTGACTTGGTTGAAAGCATACCCGTTTGTTACACCGACGATTCGCCCAACCTTGAAAACGAGTACGAAAATTATTCATATCCGAAAGACCGTTACGGTGTTGTAATGGATGAACCAGAGGATGACAATAATCACCTTTGCGACCCAACTAGATACATAGTTCAGCACTTAGCCAAGCAAGGATTAGTTAAGGCTGTTTAACTCCAGCTAATTCCATTGCTTCTTTCAATGAAATTCCGATATCAGTATAAAGCTTAACTGTTTCAGCTTGTCTCTTGTCGATCTCTGATTTCTTTTCTTCATCCTCTTGGAAACAAGGCAAATGAGAATAATCAAGTTCTAACCATTCATTGTTAGGCAATTTCAATCCACGTTTCAACAGCGAACAGAAACGCCCTGCAAATGGAAATATTCCATCTTGGTAGCCCATTCTAAGACCTTCCAATAGATTTGCCTGTATCTTGGATTTTTCCTTACTGAATATGTTATCGTTCAGTTGAACCAAATCAATAAGCACCTTTGTATCTTCGCTTATTTCCTCGAATAACATATTCTCTTTAATAGCGAATGAAGTAGGAATGAAATTAACGTCACCGTCAACGATACGAATAGACGACTGTCCGTCGAAGTGACCGTGTGTTTCCTCTTGTTGCTGGCGTTCCAATTTGATTCTTGAATCCTCGGTTAAAGCGCGCGGGCCTATATCATCTTTTGTTTTATTTGCCCAAATACCAAGTGCCCCCTTTTTATTTATGTTCGCATTTCGGTAACCCATTGCGCCACGGATATTACTTATTTCCATATGGCACGAAGTCAACATTGATTCGCCAACGATTGCCGATTTGCCTCCTGATCTCCTAAAGTGAAGAACTTCGCTGGCTTTGTATACATCATCCTCGCCGGTATTGTAACACATTCTGTACTCCTGAATGATTTCGTCAGCAGTTTTGGCTTTCCATCGTTTACCGGTTGTTTTGATTTTGAGCTGATCAAATGGAAGATTATTTATGACATAAGGGACATCATTGAATCCAGCAGGGAATACCGGCAACATTACACAGTTTCCATAAACCCAATAATTAATTGCAACGTCTGTCAACCATTCTTCACCTGATTGTAATGGGTTCGGATTTTCAAGTATTTCAACCAGTGGGCTGTCTTCAATCACTTCACCTTCCTTTGTTCCATTCATTCGCTTGTGTATGAACCGACCATTTGCGAACATGGAAGCGTGACGACCAATTACCTTTTGAAGTGCAGATGTAGTAGTAAATAGTTCCATTTCTTTGCCGGAAACAACTTCCCATGTTTGTGAAGTTTTATTCCATTCAAAGTCCGGATCAATTTGCCAGCCTGACGGAGTTCGTGTAAATCTATCGTTACCACCTCTTCCCCATTCAAGGAGATTATAACCAGCAATACGTATAAATCCCATAGATTGAAAATATTATGTTGAATGAAGCAAATGTAACCAATTCTATTTAACATAATTCCGAAATTTATGTATTATGTTAAATAGCTTTTATATATTTACCACATGGAAAAGCCGAAAGTTGACACTGATAAGACCAAAAAAGAACTGGAAAGAATCAGAGAAAAGAAGCTGAAACAGGTTAAAAATCAATCTGAAATAAAGAAGTAGTATGATTACATCATCTTATTTTCCTGATAAGACATTTGCAACAAAAGAACATTTGTTTGCTGAAATGATAGAGAACCGGGATGCGATTCTTTCAATGAAGAAAGTAGAACGTAAATCTGATAGTTTCGGCACTATCTTGAATACAATCCCAAAGTTGTTTAGCGAGAAAGGGATGAGAATGGAAGAGAATTTCATCTATCCTATCATCAATACAACAATGTTCATGGATTCGCACGATGATGTGCAAATGAATAACTCTTGGAATAAGAGCGTAAAAGAACAGCAAGGTCGAATCTACTATCTTGCCGACCATGAAATGAAGGTTGATAAAATCATCGCACACCCTCAGGATGTTGAAATGATGTTGAAGCCTTTTACATGGAAGGAGCTAGGGTTTAACTACGATGGTTCAACGCAAGCTTTGATATTCAAGATTGGGATTGAAAACATCAAAATGCCACAGGCTTTAGACATCATAAAAAACAAATACCCCATTCAGAACTCGGTAAGAGAAAAATACATTAAAGTTCGTTTTGCGGTTAACTCTACAAGCATGGATTTTAAGTCAGAGAAAGAGGTGTGGGATGAAATTTATGACCAAATTGCCAATAAAGAATATGCTGATAACCGAGGCTATTTCTTTGCGGTTGATGAATCTAAAATAGTTAATGAGAGCAGCATGGTGTTATTTGGGTCAAACTCCGCTACACCGCTACTTCAAAAGGATATTGAAGCCGTCACAGACACTTCAAGAAATGAGCCGTCGAACGACACTCAACAAGCAAAACAGTTTTTTATCAATCTTTTAAATTAACAAAATGAAAGACAAATTTCAGTCATTCTTGACGGCTAAAGGAATTACACCGGAGCAGTTCAAGGAATACGATGCAGAAAAAATGGCAGGTCTTTACAACGAGTTCAACGGTGAACAGCGTAAAGAGTTGGAAGAGTTAATTGCCAACAAAGCCGACAATGACACAATTAGCAAGCTTCGTGAAGATCTTACTAGCTCACTAACAGAGCAAATGAAAGCCCTTAACGGCGCAATGCGTGAAATGGGCGCTCAGATAAAGGCGTTGTCTGAAGGCGAAAAAGACGGATCAGTTAAGCACAACGATATTCGTTCGGGACTTGAATCCAACTTGGAAAACCTGAAAACACTTAAAACAAGCAAGTCGGGTGAGTTTGATTTCACGGTTAAAGCCGTTGGAACAATGCTTGAAAGCACAAATATTTCAGGTGGTAACGTTCCAGTTGAACAACGTATTCCGGGGTTAAACATCATTGCATCACGCAGAGTCCGTTTACTTGACTTGTTCAGCCGTAGACGCGCAACTTCAAACATCATTTCTTGGGTGTACCAAGCAAATAAAGAGGGTGCTGCAGGTGGAACATTAGAGGGAGCAACTAAAAATCAAATTGATTTCGATTTGGTTGTAGCTTCTCAGGCAGTTGTTAAACGTACTGCTTTCATCAAAGTTTCTACTGAGATGTTAGATGATATTGATTTCATAGAGAGCGAAATCCGCGCGGAATTGATGCGTGAGCTATTGAAGAACGTTGAATTGACAGCGTATTCAGGTAACGGTACTGCACCTAACTTGAACGGTATTCGTACGGTAGCAACAGCATTCGCAGCGGGTACATTTGCCGGAACAGTTGACAACGCGAACCAAGTTGATGTACTTGCTGTTGCAATGAACCAAATCAAGATTGCAGAACACGGAATGCCGGATTATATCTTGATGCACCCGTCAGATGTAACCGCGTTGAAGTTGTACAAAGTTTCAACTACTGATCGTCGTTATGTCGACAGATTGGTTAACGTTGGTTCTACACTTGTTCTTGATGGTGTTCCAATCATTGAAACAACGCTTGTAACTGCTGGTCAGTACTTGATTGGTGATTTCTCTTTAGCTGGTCTTTACGAGAAAGAAGGAATCAATATCCAAATGGGGCTTGATGCGGATGATTTCACAAAGAACCTACGCACAATCATTGCTGAATGGCGTGGTGCTTTGGTTGTGAAGAACAACGACCGTACAGCATTTGTTAAAGGCGTATTCGCCACGGATATGGCAGCATTAGAAACAGCTTAATACTTTGATCATGGCAGAAGAAACACAAGAGAAAAAGCCAGCTTCTGAGAAGAAAAGCACGGCTAAATTGAATTTGGATGCGGATAAAATTTACCAATTCAAGTCTAACGGCAAGTCTAAGCATATGCCGGCGGATGAAGTGTACGAGGTTACCGCAGAAATGGCAGAAATTCTAGTATCAAAGAAATACGGAGAAATTCTATAGGCCATGTTCATAGTCCCTACTGATTTTACAGGTTTCTATCAATTGGCATTGAATCAATATGCTGTTGATCAAATTCAGGGGTTCATTGATGAGTTTGAACGTCCCGCGCTTAACGATTTGTTGGGCGCGGAACTTTCTCAAATTCTGATTGATGATTCCGGTTCAGGTGAGCCAGTAGATGAAGATTTGCTCAAAATATTCAATCCATTTGATTTGGATTTGAATTGCGAAACCGTTCATTCGGGGGGGATTAAAAAGTATCTTCTAGGGATTGTATTTTACAAATTCGTACACACAAACCGATTAAAGCCGTCAATTAATGGCGGTTTAGCAAAACGGAAAGTTGAAGCGTCTGAAATTGTAAATTATCGTCCTGAATCAACATCGAGATACAATCAGTCCATTGATACCGGTCGAGCAATCCAGGCTTATATCATGGAGAATATGGATAAGTACGAATCATTCAAAGGCAAAAGGCTCTTATACAATCACTAATGCAGGACATTGTTCAAATAGTAAGGGACGAGATTGTCGCGAACATTGACAATACGGTAGTTGTTAGGCAAATCGTGGATAATGATGAGCTTACAATAACTGTTGTGTTGTGTGATTATAAGTGGCTAAAGGTCGGTCAATCGCTTACGGATGAGGACTTACAATTATGGAACATCCAGACAATTGACTATGAAAACGGACAAATAAGGTTGTTGATTCCTGGAGAAGATTCAACATTGGTTAAGGGACAGGTATTGACAATTGTTCAGCCAACGTTTGTTTTCGGAACAGTTAAAACCGCTGAAAACGAATGGAAGTTGAAAACTGGTGAAAACTCAATAATTGGGCTTCCTTTGATTTGGCTTGCCGGTTCTGTTCCTGAAAATGAATATGGGTACGACAGTTCTAAAGATTACGATGCTAGTTTGCGCGTTTTTTTTCTTGACAATATTGACATGGTAAGTTCGCTTGATGATGAGCAGAGAAGCCAAGCTGTTAGACCTATGCTTGCTCTTGAAAAAGCTTTCAATGATTCTGTTGAAAACAGCTATAAAGTTGATCGACTCAGATCCGGCCAACGTAGAACCTTGTCAATTTTTGGAAACGAAGATAAGGACGGTATATATGAAATGATTTTCGATGAAGAACTAGGCGGTGTTGAAGCGCAACCAACACTAACTATTTACAAAAGTGTTGCGTGTAAATGTTAAACGACAAAAACTAATATAATATGTCAAATGTATGTTGTCAGTCGGGGCTACCTAACTTCGGTCGAGGTAAGTGTACGACACAGATTGGAGAGGTTGTAGGGCTTATTTTTGTACCTACATTCAACTCTATTAACGTAATGAATGGTATTGGTTTGGCGGGGCCATTTGGTCAAACTCAAATCACAACACTTCTTACAAATAACCCGGAAGGCCAAAACAGATGGACACCATCGCCAAGAATGTACGCTGTTACTTTGCCTGTTGCCGATACGGTATTCGATGAGGCTACGGATGGAACAAAGTCATTCGTTCGTGAAGGTATTTGGTCAATGGCTGCCGAAATCAGAGATCGTGATGCAGTCCCGCCAGTATTGAAAAAGTTGAAAAAGATGCGTTGCAAGGAGTGGTCTTGCTACTTGGTCACGAGAGACAATCAGTTGGTTGGACGAATCAATGCAGAGGGAACAATTATGTATCCGTTGCAGTCTAATTCTGGGTCTATTGATCCTAAAATGATGTTCCGTGATGCTGCAGCCACTAACAAAATTATGTTCGGGTTCGATTTCGACAACCTGATCAAACAAGAAGACTTGTATGTTTTGCAGGGTGAAGACCTTACAACTCCGGTTGATTTTCTTCGATTACAAAAGAATACGGACGTTACCATTACAGTTGTAGGTAATCCTACTACAACATCTGTTGTGGTTGACGTTAAATCAGATTTTGCAACCGGATTGACACCTAATAATGATGTTGTTGGGCTTGACGGGTTAGCAGACTTTGCATTGTTCAATGAAACTACTGGACATACGTCTATTCCAATTACAGCAATAGACGAAGACCCGTTGGTGGATGGTCGTTATGAACTTACATTTGGAGCGCAAACGAGCGGTGATGAAATGTATATTGAAATGGCAACGCCTCAGATTTTCTTCGAAGGAAACACAACGTTTGAAATTCCGTAACAATGGGATCAATTAAAATCGGTAAGACTACATTTCTATCTCAAAACCTTAAGGGAAAGAAGTTAGAGGAGGCTCAAAAAGAATTTCCGAGAATTGACAAAAGAAAAGTCGAACAGGCTTGGAACATTGCCAATAAGAAGCCGGAAAAGAAAGATTAAATCGAAGCCCTCATGTAGATCATGGGGGTTTTTTATACCAAACATCATGTTTCAGGACTCTGATTTATACAACAAGGTTTTAGCGTTATCTAATGTCACAGAGGACGATGCGTGGATGTTTGCTTTTGATCACAGTTCGTTCAGGCAGGAAATAATTGATTCGGTTCGTGACAGATTGTTCACGAAAGGAACTAATGAACAGGGTAGGATTATAGGTGTTTATTCACCTGCTTCACAACGAATCAACCCTGAAAAGATAGCTGGAACTCCTTACACTTTAAAAGATACCGGACGTTTTTACCAGTCGATATATATGGGAGTGTTTCGGGATTACTTTTTTATAGATGCTAACCCGATTAAAGGAAATGACAACTTATTCCAAAAGTTCGGTGATGGGATTATCGGCCTGGATGAAGAGCAAAAGGAATGGTTAAACGAGAGAATAGCAGAATACTATTATGAGTACATCGAACAAGTATTACAACGAAATTGACGACTTCCCTTTGTGGAACTGGTCGAAATGCTGTAAGGGAGAGCTGCAGTATTCCAGATTAGACATTAAAGAGGGTTCGGAAAAAGAAGATTCTGAGGCATGGGAAATGCTTTATAACGACTTCATTTCTAAGGTCGGGCTAGGAGACGAATATAATGAATACTTGGAACTACTAAGAAAACGAGCTTTACTTCAATTGGAGTATTTGGAAACTCGAAAAAGACGGGTTCTGAACGAGGTGAATTTACTCACTCATTCGATTGAATCACATAAAGAACGAATTAAATCTGATAGCTCCGGTTCGATTACAAAGACATTGAACTGGCTTAGTAAAAACCAGGGCTATCAAATCAATATAAAGGAAATTACGACACTTGCTTACTTTGATTTGATCAAGGAGGCTAACACTAATAACAATGGCTAAACAGTTCAAAAGGGAAGTTACAGAAGCATCAGAAGCGTTAAATCAAATAATTGCCGTAGCTGATCGAGTTAAAGCAAAGTTTGATGAAGCTGAAACAGCAACTCAACGGTTCGCCAAATCATTCGGATTAATCGTTAGCAACGCTGACCTGTCTAAAATGAGCGGTATAAATGCGCTTACTTCGGCTACTGATAAAATCAATAAGCAGACAGAGCAGACTATTTTACTCGAAAAGGAGAAAATAAAGCTGTCTCAATTGAACGAAAAGGTTAAGCTTTCCGAAATACAGCTATTGAACAAACAAGCATCTGCTGAAGCTAAGGTTGTAGCTGAACAGCGAAAAGCCGAACAACAACAGAAGAAAAATACACAGGCAAACGAAAAGAAAACCAAGAGCGTGAAAATGCTTACGGTTGCCGAAGCTCAACTAATCCAACAGCAACGCGAAGCCTTAGCCAAAACAAAGGCAATTGCTCAATTCCGTAATGCAGAGGCTGGAAGTTTGCAACAATTGGAGGCTAAAATGAAGCTGGTAGAAATGGCTTATAATCGTTTGACACCGGAACAAATAGAGAATACTAAACAAGGCCAACGTTACTTGGCTTCACTTAGCGCGGTTCGCGCCGAATTAACCAAGCAACAGGCGGCGTTCGGGAAACATACGCTGAATGTTGGGAATTATGCCGGTGCATATAATGGATTAGGGAATTCGATTTCTCAAATCGCTAGAGAGATGCCGGCATTTGCGAATTCATTCCAAACGGGATTTTTAGCAATTTCAAATAACTTACCAATTTTCTTTGATGAAGTAGCTAAAATAAAAAAGGCAAACCTAGAGCTAGCTCAATCGGGACAACCGGTTACAAGTGTGTTTAAGCAAATCGGATCTTCACTTTTATCCCCCATGATGGCGTTAAACGCGTTTACAATACTTCTGACGGTTGCGGGGCCGAAATTAATTGATTGGATAAGTGGATTAATAAAGGGAGGACAAGAGTTAACAGAGCTTGAAAAAAGACAGAGATACGCAAATGAACAGTCAAAAAAGAGTAGGGAATTTATCGCTTCTGAATCATCTGAATATGTAGGTTATTTGATGAAATTGAAAGCTACAAACGCCGGATCAAAGGAGCGATCAAAGATTATTTCTGAAATAAACGATAAATATGGCGTTACCTTGCGAAACCTTAAAGACGAGGCTAAGTTCCAGCAGATGATAAACGATGAAGTACTGAAATTCATCGACTATAAAAAAGCTCAATTCAAGTTACAACAATACGACGAAAAGATTCAATTAAATCTTAAAACTCAATTAAAATTAGAGCAAGAAATCTCGAAAAGTCGGGAAAGAGAGCGCATACAATCTGAACAAATGCGCAAAGAACTTGAAAAAGGTGATGCGGCAAATGAAAGACGTATTTCACTTATTCGTGGAGCAAGAAACAGACAGATTAGGCAAACGCAAGATTTGCAAAATGAGCTAGGAAAAGCAAATAAACGATTGGAAGATTACGGTTACGGAATACTTGAAACAGAGAAGAAAGTAGATGACTTTGGGTACAAGTTAAAAGGAACCACACAGGACTTAAAGGAATTCAATGTTGAGCTATCCAAATTCGACGTAATACTAGCCAATATTCAAAGTTACGAAAGTGAGGTTCAACTGCGATTTGATATTCGTATGATTGCCGGCGGAACTCAGTTAGATAATATTTCACAGGTGTTTGAAGACTTCAAGGCTGGTGTTATTTCGGGTATCGAGGAATCAGGAACATACGTTGAATCTGAATTGTTCCGAATCCTGAATGATGAATACGACTTGCGTAAAAAGCTAATAGAAGAACAGAATGCATTCGAGATCGAACAGCTTAAGGACAAGTTAGCAGCGGAAAGTGAAATGCGTTTGCGTGACATTGAGCAGGAGAGAAATGAAAAGTTACAGGAGATTAAAGATTCGGAAAAACAACTTTTGGCAGAAGGCAAATTAACAGCAGAACAGAAAGCAGTTATTAATCATGCTAAAATTGAACTGGATAGAAACTATCAAAAGGAACGTGAAAAGATAAGTAAGGATATTGCTGAACAAGAGCGATTATTAGACCTTGAAATAGAGAAGTCAAACGCTAAGAAGAATCAGGACATTGCGCAAAATGAACGTGAGCGTTTAGATGCAATTAATTCAACAAATGAGGAGCTTTACCAAGCAGAACAAAAAGCACTAGAGAAACAGGCAGAAGAGAGAAAAAAAGCCGAGGAAGAAGAAAAAGAACGGGCTGAAAAAATGCAGGATTGGCGAAGTCGTTTGATCGAAAAAGGATTAGACGAACTGCGGAGAGCATCGGAAGAGCGGGAAAAGTTAATTGACAAGGAAATTCAGGCAAGTGAAAAACTCATGCAGACCTTGGAAGCACAAGCACAGGCCGGAACGATTACAGCACAACAGTCTTTAGCAGAACAGCAGAAGATCACAAATGAACGTACTTTAGCCAAACAGAAAGAGCAACAATTACAACAGCAATTAGAGGACATTAAACTACTTTACCAAGCGGTTGAACATTACGTTGATAAAGGCGACACGATACCAGTTGCGACCGGAAAGGCTTTCTTAGAGGTGAAGGGATTGAAAGCAATTGCCGGCACATTGAAAGGATTCTTTACCGGAACAAAGCGAACCGTTGGAGAAGAGTTAGGCGCACCTTTACTGCCTGGAAAGGACGGTCATATAGTCCGCGTTGATGGAGCAGAAAAGATTTTGAACCCTGATCAATCCCGCGCAACAGGCGGAGCAACTACGGATGATATTGTGGATGGTTATCTATTCGCTAAAGCCGTTTCAAATGTCGCATTGAACAAATTAAATTTAGGCGGTTCAAACAATCGTTTCGACGACAGGGTTTTAGATAAGTTAAGTTCCCTCGAGGAAACAATAAGAAACAAACCTGAAACGCAATTCGACGTCAATAAGATCGGGCAGGGACTTGTTGAAATATCCGGAAAGACAAAAACCGGAAACCAACTAATTCATAATCGTTTCATTATTAAAAACTAAGGTATGAAGTTTGATTTGGACGGGGTTGTAGGAACGCCAAGGAACTACGAAAACATTAGCTTGAAATGTGACTTTTCAGGCAATAACAATGTTCTTTCTATTGGTGCTGATTCGATCATATTTGTTAATGAACAGAGAGAAAAGATACTGCAGCATCGTTATACACTTGGGGTCACTGAGGGCATACCTCTTACGATAACTTGCGACAACGGACAGCAGTTAGAATATTACGTAGACCTGCAGGAAAAGACTATTTACCGGGACTACGAAATAGAATGCACGATAAAAAAGAGATGGGCGAATGATTCGTTTTTTACTCTTGCCGATGGATTTACATTTGATCTGGGAAAGGCAAAAGGGATTGTTTACGATATTTTTGACACTCCTTATGCGATCATTGAAACAAACCAAGTCATGAAAGGTCTGGTTCTGTCTGTTGCTTTATACACAATGACAGAAGCTTTGGCAGATGCGATAAAAGAGGCGCAAAACTTAGTCGCTGAATTCACAAGTGCAATTGGTATAGATGTTTCTGATGCTTTAGCAGCGGGTATAAAATTAGCAGCGCAAATTGCTTATCTTGTTGCCTTGGTTCTTGCTATTAAGAAGCTATGTGAACAGTTACGGGAATTGATCTTTCCAAAGATCAGGTATTTCAAAGCATCGAAAGTAAAGGATTTGATCGTTAAGTCGGCTAACTACTTAGGCTACCAGGTTCAATCAACATTGTTTAACGCTTTGTCTGGGCTTACGATTTTACCAGTACCGATCATAAAGGGCAAAACAGATATACTTCAATACATTGAGAACGATTTGAATTTTGCTTTTACGAAAGGGTTCCCGAGTACTCAGGACACGGTTAATACATTGGGTGACTTAATACGAGCTGTGGAAACAACGTTTAACGCAAGAACAACCGTTTTTGATGGTGTGGTAAGAATAGAGCGTAGGGACTATCAGTTTAATGCTTACCAACAAAACCTATTCCCGGCACTTAACATTCAAGCGAAACGGCAAAATGAATACGAGCTAAACACGGCTGATTCATTCAAGCGTGCATATGTTTCATATCGTGTTGATTTTTCTGACTTGCACACCGTTAATAAATTTGATCCGGCTGACCATGAAGTAAGTGTAGAACAATCCAATGTGAACAATGCCGATTTGGTTTCAATAAAAGGACTTCGAAGGGTAGATATTCCATTTTCTTTAGCAGACAGAAAAAAAGAATTGAACTGGCTAGAAAAACGCGTGCTGTCGTTCTTTCAGTTCGTTGATACCATAACGTCAATATTTGGGAACGGGACAAATTTCGCCGGTATAATCACAAATAGAATCGGTGTAACTCAAATTTCACAGCAATTTTTCGGAACAACAAAATTAATGTGGACGGTAGCAGGTAAGCAACCGGCAAACTATCTTAACTACATTTCAGCGCGCAATATTTGGCTTAATTACCACCTAATCGATGCTATTTCAAATAACGGGTATAGAATTTATTCGAATGCAAGAACTATGCTATCATCCTTAGATTTCTTAGCTTTACAAAATTGCAACTATGCAAATATTAACGGGGTAGATAATTGTGAATTGCTAACGGTTGACTATAACGATTATGACAAATCGGCTGTAATTTCGTACAAAGAACCTGAAAACTGGGCGTTTAATACTAATTTGATTCCAATAAATGATTAACGAAAAGCAAATAGAAGAACAGGTAAAACAGTTGGTTCATAACATTGAATTAAGTGTTTCTGAATGCGTTAAAATCAAGTCAGAAGACAAGCGATTAGAGCAGGTGAAAAATGATGTTTCACAAAGTTTACAAATTCTAAAACAGGTTTTCGGAAATGGCAACACAAATTCTAAGTAAGAAATTCACGGATATTTTCGGAAACGAAACAACCTTTTACCGGGCGAATGCTGGCGATAAGATCACAAGCACTTTCGAGGTTAGGAATCTGATCGAAGCCGGATCATCTGACACGAACTATTTCTACGTCTATCCGTCAACGAATACGATAACCCGAATGTATGGGAATTGGGAGGATGACGGATTGAGAGAAGGTCAAACGGTTCAAGTTCGTAATCCTGCGATCATGACATTTACCACAACGGTAACAGCAATTTACGGAAATACTATCGAGCTTGCCACATTAGGTGCTTTGGCCGGCGTTTCTTCTGAGGGCGAAAGTTTCGGAACAACTGATTTTGTTCGATTAAACTCAAATACACAACACGACTGCGTTGATACTCTTGTAAACTTCGTGAATAACGGCGGTAGTACTTCTACAAATTCACTTATCGACGGAGAAAACACGGTAATTCGCTTTGCTGGGCTAAATGCTTTAACGGTTAGTGGATCTATCACTGGTGTTCAAGTAGGTCATAAATCTGGACAATTCAATGTGTCAGGTGAAATAACTTTAGACAGCGAAGACGTTGACAATTTTACCAGAGTGTACACGTTTGAAATTGTAAGCTATCAACCTGGCGCTTATCTGGAATCTAACTTCATCGGTTCAGATTGCCTTAAACAAGTTGTTCAGTTTAATTTTCAGGTTGTCGAAGGTGAGCCATACGCAAACACAATTGTTTCCTTTAATTCAGATGCAGATACAGGCGCTTTCGATCAGGCTTTTAATACTGGAATAGTAGATGCTACTTTGGTTGATTCGATCAACGAGATTAACTACGGCGCAACTGGTGAATATTATTTCAAAGTCGATTCAACTGCAACTGAAAGGTATTTTTCTTCATTGTATATTCCTCTTGACGACAATTATTTCAAGAACAATAATTCAAGCCAAAGCAAACATACAATGATCATGCAGTCCCACATTCCATTCTCGCCAGGATCATACTTTAGTGTGGAAAATGATTTAGGTGCTGGATATGTTATTGAAATGGATTTAGTGGGAACTGTTGGAACTGTCAGCGAGTATCACGTCATTTTTGCTCCGAACTCTGACTTTATAGACTTCATGGATTCCAGAGAAGACGGTGACAGAAGGTTTGTTTTGTATTTCAGATGCGGAAACATTAACCTAACAGTTTTTGACGGTCAATTGATAAAAGAACCGCCAGTTGCAGGTGTCCTGCCTGACGTAACAGATACTGGGTTAAATTTCCATAACGAAAACACTAGTGATTTTGTAAGTTCAGAAACATTTCCAGTAGCCACGTATACAGAAGATGATTTGGGATACGTATTACTATTTAGACCAGAAAAAGAGGATGTTTACTCGTTACTTAGGGTTGATATAGAAGTATTCAATACGGTTTCAGGAGATTCTTTTAATCTTGAATCGGTCGTATTTGACTTCAATAATGTGCAGATAAGCAATGACGGGGGTTATTTGTTCAATGAATCAATAGGTGTTACAAACAATCTTCCTCCAAATTCCGCCAAGAAACAAGCTACACTTGAAAGATACAGTTCAATTGATGCCGGTACTAAATATGGGGTAAAGCTGTATTATCCATTCATAAACCGGTGGGAATATTGGCTTTCTCAAACGAATGCAGACGTTGCGTTTTATCCAAACCAGAACAAAAATTGGTTTGAATACGATAATGCTTTGGGTTGGAATATTCGTATAAGAACATCTCTTGAAACGGATGAACAAGCCTTTATTCATGAAGATGAGATAGCAATAAAAGACTATGATGCAGGTAATTTTACTAGCGAAATACAGTTATTCCGTGAAAACGGCGATCCATGCAACGCGATTGTTGATGGTGAAATAATGACGGTAAAGGCAATTCATACCGCACTTGCTCCAATTAACCCGGAAACGGCTTGGGGCTGGATCGGAGTAGAACCATTTGAGGGGCAACCACGATTTATTTGTTCCACTGTAATAGGT